TATGCCTGAGCCTCTGATAAAGAAGCATTGATTTCTTTTACTCTCATATCGCCAATAGCAGTCCATTCAGATAAATGCATTTGAGCCCTAGATAATTCTGTTTGTGCAATATTTAACGCAGATGTGACTAATTCAATATCTTCATTAGCCTGTGCCCCGAACGCATCAGTCGTTGCAGAAGGCTGGTTCCCGTTAACAATATCAGAAACTTTATCAACCGCATCTTTTACTCTTGTTAATTGAGAGTTAGTAGTCAAAAATGTATCTTCATCTCCAAAAACAGATTCATCTGCTCCTTCCATTTTATCAATTCTATTTTCTGCGGCTTCTATTGCGTTTTTCATAGCCGTCAAAGCTGTAGTAATATCTGAATTTCCAGCCTTAGACGCTATTGCGTTTTGTAGAGATTTAATTGAAGCATATATTGGGACTAGGTACTCTGCCTCGTCTGGAAACTTTGTTATTGAGCTGTCTCCATATGCTACAGCTGGGTATGCTAAAGTTTGAACGGTGGCACCTTCACTTGATGGCTCTGGAAATATGCTTAAAATATTATTCACAACCCACCAGACAGGATCTGATGTAGTCCCATATGTCATTTCTGCACTGTCTTGAGCTCTCCCACTCATAGATGAAGGGATTCTTCTACAGGGTTGGTTAATAGTCCCGTCGTCACGCATAACCCCCAACACCTCAGATCCTCCAAGGGTAAGATATGTTGTACTATTATCTAGTGCATTCGAAGTGGAATACATCATTTTCTTATCCGCTGGTAAAGCAGTAAGTATCTCTTTGGCTCCATCAGTTAAGAACTGAGTCAGCTCTGTTTGTGTTGGAGCACTGCTACCATCAATAGATAAGCTAGTAAGCCCTTCTACCTGTGCTTCAAAAGTAGCCATTTAAAGACTACCCTGTATAAACTATAATTACTGCAACAGTGTAGGGTGCAACTTGAACAGAAGTCATACTTTGTACTGCATTATTAGTGCTGTCCAAGGTCTGCCAAAATGTATTTATTTTTTCTGCTAGGGTTCCTGTAGAGCTACTATCTTGAGTACCTGAAGGAACTGTCCCTACTATGATTTTTGTTAGCGTATTATAATCTGCCATTTTATCTCCGTTTTAACTTTTTAAAAACTTTAGGATTTTGAGGGCAGCCCTTTATACGACCACCCCCCACCAATCCAAAGGTGTGTCATTTCTGACTACGATGTAGTGAATGCACCGTCAGCTGCCGATGAGCCAAACATCCAATATGCGCCACCGCTATAGGTCATTTCTACGAAATCACCTTGTATAGCTGATGTTCCAATGATTACATTAGAAACACCAGTTGCCGCACTTGAACCTGGACTGTCATCGCCAGTATCAACTTCAGTTTCATTGATTTTACCGAAAATGATAGCACTTCCAGCAGCGATTGTTATCGCCCCTGTTGGTGTATTTTCTTCAACCCAAAACTTGTAGTTCGTACCATCCATAGCTGTAGTAGCTGTAGGAAGTGTTATTGTGTACGCTCCACCCGCTGAGTCTAACAGATATGTTTTACCACTATCTGTATCGGCAGTCAATGTAATTGCTGCTTTGATTTTCTGACAAGGTACTAAATATCCACCTGCTCCACTGTTTGGTTCAAGATATGCTGATCTCATTATTTACCTCTAATTACCTTCTAGGTTATAGAGAGCATGAGATTCAGGTAAAGATACCTCAAGACCTGCTTCAGTAAGGATCATGTCCTTACGAAGGTCTTCATCAGCATTCTGAACATTAGTTTCGATCTGTGTGTCACGATTAACACCATTTCCAACTAATGGACGATAAGATACTTTGCCCATATCGACAATCGCCATGAAACCACTTGCGATACCACGGAATAGTGGTTCCTTCACAATGTGAAGATCGCCATGAATTGTTTCAAGGTTCATTACCTTATGACCAAAAGCACCTGCCCTTTGCTCCAGAGGAGCATTTAGTTGAATTTGAGTGCTATTTGTAGACACATCAAGAAAACCGCCGTCCCCAACTTTATTAAGCTGAGAAACAACAGGTAAACTTGCGAGGACCAACTTTTCAGAAGAGCCGCCACGAGCTGGATCAAAAATCACTTCAAGATCACTTAAGAATCTGTCGTAAGTGAGCTCTGCCGCTGTCGATGTACGATAATAAGGTGCACCAGAAGAATATGAAAGTGCTGAATCATCAGCAGTTGGATTTGCATTTTTTACAATGTGTCCAACTATACCTTCAGTATACTGGATGCTAGATACACGAGCACGCTGCCCAAAAAGCATTGCACGCTCAATATCTACTTTATGTTCACGAAGTTTAAGAGCCCAAATTCTATCCCACTCATTAGCGTATCCACGATAACGAGTAGCAATAGCTGTATTCGACATTTCAGCTGCGGTCTTAAAGATTTGAGTATAACCGAAGTCATCTTCAACATCATTTGACCAAGCGTCTGGTGATCCTGTTCCTTCTGCAAATGCGGTACCAATTACTTGACACTCGTCATTATCAGCAAGAACATTATATCCACTGACGTTAGTGTTTGATACATCAATTACTTGTCCAGTAAATGAGGAATCAGATCCATTATCAGTTACAGCACTATTAACTCTTACTAGAGTTTGTGCCCAACCTGCTGTACTATCAACAGTTTTAACTGAGAAGACCATACCTTTAGTTAACCAGTCAACGCTCGCTGAACCAGTATCTACTGTAAAAGAATAGGATGTACCAGCACTAACTGCTGAACCACCATTTACAGCACCGTCAAGATAGAAGTTTCTGCTTGTCCAGTCGATCTTAGAACGATTTTCTAAGAAACGGAAAACAGGATCATCTGTTGGTGCTTTTGCTACCTTAGAAAGGTAAACAAAAAATGGAGATTCTTCAGGTGAGAGCTCTGCAACTCGATCAGAAAAGTCATATAACCTTCTTAGATCGGGTGCCTGCCCGACACCAGCACTGGTGGCTGCGGAAGTAACATCGCTAGATAGCTTTGTTCCGACTTTGTAAGCCATTATTATGCCTCCTTAATTTGGAAAAAACCTTGTTATTAACCCAGTCTGCCCATTTTAGAAGCATTCAATACTCTGTCAAATACCTTATTGTCATCACTGACGGTCTCTGCTGGTTGGCCTTGCAATACCCCCGCTGAAGGCGGAACACTTTGCACGGCTTTCACGGCATCGATAGATGTTTGACCTTGTACTGGTGCCCTATTGACATCCTGCCATAGTTTAACAAGGTTCCCTAATCCTACTGCCTCTTTTGGTTGCGCCGACCACTCTAAGAAATGGGCGACTTGATTGTCGTCCATATTATGCTTAGACTTCAACTCATTAACAGTAGTGTCTAGGAATTGTCTTTGTTGCGCTTCTGCCTCACGCTGTGCGAATTCATTCCGAATTTGATTCACAGCAGACCCAACGGTCTCCTGCTCTTTCGCAACTCGGTGTTTATACGACGGCGATTCGGGCTTATAATACGCATCCCAAGGGTTAAAGTCGTTCTCATCCAGTTGAGCTTGTTGCTCTGACCCACCACCAGGGTTAACGATCTTTTCTTGCAACACCTCCACTAAGTCGGGACGATTTTCGAGAAGTTCACCTATTGGTTCCAGTCTCTTCAATCTATTGACCTCTGATTGAGATCTGTCATACATAGATTGGAACTTTTTAGTTTCACCTTCCCAGTCCGTTCCAGCGTCTGGTGCCGCCTCAACAACCTCTGCCTCTGGGACAGTAGATTCCTGATATGGTTCTTGACCTGCTGATGTATCCTGTTCTACGACAGTATTTTTGATTAACTCGGATTCATTTGACATTTTTGCTTAAACTCCTTTAAGATATCTCTACGCTTTTAGAGCTTGACTAAGACGATCTGCTTCACGCCGTAATCTCTCTGCTTCGAGCTTTACCTTATTTTGCATTTTATTGGATTCAACCCTTCTGTCTGCTTTAGCATCTGAAACGATCTCAGAGAGCCTTGTCTTAGTTTTTTCAACTTCGACACGCTTTCTATCGCTTACAGATTCTCTTCTAGCAGTTTGCAAGTCCCCTTGCAAATTTTTCACCTGACCTTCAAGTCCTTGAATTTGTTGAACTAGTTGCTGTTTTTCATCCATCCTAGATAATATCCCTTCTTTATCGAAGATTTCTGGATTCTTCTTCAGAACTTCTATTCTATCAATTAGACCCAATTGGTACGCTTCGAGGTATACGCCTAGCTCTGCCCACTTACTTGTTGGCAATGTAGAGCCAGGTTCAATTCTTATATCGTGCTGATCAAGTTTATAACGATCTTTTGCAATATCAAGTATTGGTTCTGTTTTATCGTCATATAAATTGACCGTAGCTTCATTCAAATTATTGTTTGGTTGGGCAATCCTAAACATCTTTTGAAATGTATAGTGCCCTTTTGCATAGTTATATAAGACCTTTCCAAGTCTGTTTATGCTAAATTCTATGTCTCTTAATTTTGATTTTGGTCTTTCCTGCCCTAAAGCCATCATTCTTTCTGTTCCCCTGACGGTTTCTGGGGCTTTCTCTGCAAAGCCATGCATCATCTCAGGTAACCCAAATATAAAATCTATATAAAACTCACATTGCTGAATCAATCTATAGAACTCAGCTGCAAGTGGCTGTGGAGCTGGAAAGTGTGGTTCTCCCTGCGATGAGTCTACTTCAATAACCGCATTTGGGTTCGCCCAATCTTTTTCCAGTTGATTTAAATCTTCTACACTACCCAATGGAACTAATAACTTTAATCCCGCAGAGGCCTGTGCGTGAGACAGCGCAAGAGACCAAACTTTATTAAGAAGTCTCTGCATTGGTCTCGCTCTCGACACATCAGATTTGGGGTATGGGCTTTCTGTCCAAACATTGGGCAATGGAACTATTGGATAAACATCTGTATTGAGTACAGATTCATATAATACGATTTCGCCTAAAGTTGCACATACCTTCACTCTATTCTGTGGAACCTCTACAATTTGAACCACTCCATTTTCAATAATGTCTGAGTTTTCCTCCATATAGCGTTGAATGTCAACTTCATTAAACACATATTCTTTTCCATTACTAGTGTCTAAAACCCTATAAAAAGGAACCTTGGTCTTATAATATCTTTCTAAAATCTGATATTTTCTAAACTCAAACTGATCTAAATATTGAGTTTCGGCAGGGGTATATACCTGCATTGAATTCTTGTTTTGAGTGTTTGGATAATCTTCTTCCCTATAAGCTGATACGGTTTCAATAAGTGGTTTTATTTCTTCCCCAGTTTCTGGGTCTTCTTCTATCGCCAATTCGGGATAGAGGGCGACTATCTGCTCGCCTGTTAATATAGTAGACAATAAAATGCTCTCAGCGTCCCCAAACCAACGATCTCTCGATGATGGTGGGACATACACCCTAAATGGATTAACATTTGTGAACTTGACATCGCCCCTCCCGAAATCTGCCTCTGTGTCGACATATACATAAAGATATCCCAGTCCAGAGATTGCATAATCATGTATCGCCTGTTTCATATGAGCGTCACCA